AAAAGCTCCCTTGCGCCGCCCGGACAGTCCCTTGCCTTTTCTCTGGGAGACGAGAAAGGCTTTGAATGGATAGGAGCTTATGACATTACCGCTGACGAGCTTCTTGCCGGGACAGACACCGCCAAGACCGAAAGCAAGACCGCACAGGCAGAAGCACTGATACTGGAACTGCTGGCAGACGGAAAGCGTATGCCGAGCGCAGAGCTGGAAAAGGCAGTCAATGAGCGTGGGATTTCCTCACGCACCATGAGAACGGCAAAAAGCCGTATCGGAGACAGGCTTGTGACCGAGAAAGACGGCACAGCATGGGTCTGCTATCTCCGAGACTGACAGCAGGAACACGGCAAGCGTGGCAAAGACGGCAAGGTTTTTATAGATACCTTAGTGTTGCCGCCTTGCCTTGTTCCCTCATACCGACACCGCCCGATGATGAACAGTCACCGGGCATTTTTCATTTACAGGAGGATTTTGAATGAACAACAATACCGCAACCAACACCGCCACTTGCCCGACTGTCAGAAAGCAGATTGGCAAGACCACCTATATCGTCCGTGTCCATTTCAGCGAGACCGCAAAAGAGACGATGGAGGACAAAATCAAGCGTCTGCTGCGTGAGGAAGTCCGCAAAATGTAACTTCTTTTTGAATTTGATGAAAAAGTCCTTGACTTTTCGTCTCTGGCAAAACCGCCAAGTCGATCCTGATTTCCTGCGGTGCAAGGCTTGCGCCCTTCGACATCGCAGAGCTGCGGGAGCTGATGAGCTACGATGAGATGGAGCTTGACACCATCGGAGACCGGAAGACGGCGCTGTTCGTCATCATTTCCGATACCGACGATACCTTCAATTTCGTCGTGGCGATCATGTATTCCCAGCTCTTCAACCTTCTCTGCGACAAGGCAGATGACGTTTACAACGGACGGCTTCCCGTCCATGTGCGCTGTCTGCTGGATGAGTTTGCGAACATCGGTCAAATCCCGAAGTTTGATAAGCTCATTGCCACCATCCGAAGCCGGGAAATCTCGGCGTCAATCATCTTGCAGTCCCAGTCTCAGCTCAAAACCATCTACAAGGATGCGGCTGACACCATCACGGGCAACTGCGACTGCACACTTTTCCTCGGCGGCAAGGAGAAATCCACGCTCAAGGAAATCAGCGAGGTGCTGGGCAAGGAGACAATCGACCTTTACAACACCTCGGAAACCCGTTCCAACAACAACTCCTATGGCTTGAACTATCAGAAGACCGGCAAGGAACTGATGTCTCAGGATGAGATCGCCGTCATGGACGGAGCAAAGTGTATTTTGCAGCTTCGAGGCGTGAGACCTTTTCTCAGTAACAAATACGACATTACGAAGCATCCAAAATACCGGCAGCTCTCCGACTACGATAAGCGGAACGCCTTTGACATCGAGAAGTACCGGCAGCACAAGCTGGTAGTCAAGCCCGATGACACATTCGACCTCTATGATATGGGCGAGGTCGAAGTAGATTAAAGCCCCGTCGCTGCACTGCGCAGTGGGTAAAGCCTGATGGCTCATCCCAAAGCAGAACAGCGACGGGGCTTCTTTTTTTATGCCCATTTTCAAAAATACACACTCAACTTTCATCGATTCAAGGAGGAAAATCTATGGCTTTCATCAATCAGGCTGTCACGGTTCTTCAGACGCTCGTTATCGCCCTCGGTGCCGGTCTTGCGGTGTGGGGTGTTGTCAACCTCATGGAAGGCTACGGCAACGACAACCCCGGCGCCAAGTCTCAGGGCATCAAGCAGCTCATGGCTGGCGGTGGTGTGGTGCTGATCGGCACGACCCTCATCCCTCTGCTCTCCGGTCTGTTCGGTTAATCCGACAGCCGCACAGAAGTAACCAGCGGGGCGGGTGCGAAAAAGCTCCCGCCCCTCACAATTCACCAACGATTTAAGGAGGAAATTCAAGTATGGCATTTATCAATCAGGCAGTTACGGTTCTCCAGACGCTCGTTATCGCCCTCGGCGCTGGTCTCGCGGTGTGGGGCGTCGTAAACCTCATGGAAGGCTACGGCAACGACAACCCCGGTGCCAAGTCTCAGGGCATCAAGCAGCTCATGGCTGGCGGCGGTGTGGTGCTGATCGGCACGACCCTCATCCCCCTGCTCTCCGGTTTGTTCGGCTAATCCACGGCAAGCCCAGCTTAACCGAAGGGTGGTGAAATATTGGGCAGCATTTTAGAAAAGATCGAACAGGCTCTCAAGGATATGCTAATCGGATGGATCGAGAGCAACCTGACCAATATGTTCACCGATGTCAACGAGAAGGTAGGAACGATTGCCGCCGAGGTCGGGCAAACCCCGTCCGGCTGGAACGGCGGCGTGTACCAGATGATCCGGGGACTATCCGAAAACGTGATAGTCCCCATCGCTGGTATCATCATCACCTTTGTTTTGTGCTACGAGCTGATTTCCATGATCACCGAGAAAAACAACCTTCACGACATGGACACTTGGATGTTCTTCAAGTGGTTTTTCAAGGCGGCTGTGGCGATTTATCTCGTGACACACACGTTTGACATCGTGATGGCAGTATTCGACATCGGGCAGAACGTGGTTTCCGGTGCAGCAGGAGTAATCCACGGCAACACCAGCATTGACATTGACGCGACGATTGCGCAGATGCGTACCGGCATGGAGAACATGGGTGTCGGAGAACTGCTCGGACTGTCGATAGAAACGCTTCTGATCAGCCTGTGCCTCAAAATCATGGCGATCCTCATTACGGTTATTCTCTACGGGCGCATGATTGAGATTTACTGCACCGTGAGCATTGCGCCTATTCCCATCGCAACCATGAGCAACCGCGAATGGGGCAGCATCGGCACGAACTATCTGAAAGGCTTGTTCGCTCTGGCATTTCAGGGCTTTCTCATCATGGTCTGCGTCGGCATCTATGCGGTGCTGATCAACGGCATGATCATCGCAGACAACATTCATTCGGCTCTGTTCTCTGTGGCAGCGTACACGGTCATTCTGTGCTTCTCGCTGTTCAAGACCGGAAGCCTCGCAAAATCCATCTTCCATGCGCACTAAGGAGGTCGGCAGCATGAAGAAGTACAGCATCATCTACGCCGATCCCCCTTGGGCGTATCGGACTTACTCCAAGAAGGGACAGGGACGGTCGGCGGAAAGCCACTACCCGACGATGTGCATTGAAGACATCAAGGCACTTCCGGTCGGTGAGCTTGCCGCTAAGGACTGCGCTCTGTTTCTCTGGATCACGTTCCCGTGCCTCTGTGAAGCACTCGAAGTGCTGACGGCATGGGGATTTTCTTATAAGACCGTGGCTTTTGTATGGGTGAAGCAAAACCGAAGGAACGACGATCTCTTTACCGGCATGGGCTACTGGACAAGGGCGAATGCCGAAATCTGCATCCTTGCTACAAAGGGACACCCGAAGCGTGTTGACGCCGGTGTGCGTCAGGTCATTCTCAGTCATATTGAAGAGCATTCCAAAAAGCCGGATGAAGCGCGGGAGCGCATTGTTCGGCTCATGGGAGACCTTCCCCGCGTGGAGCTTTTTGCCCGTCAGTCTCCCGAAGGCTGGGACGTTTGGGGCAACGAGGTCGAATGCACGGCTCATCTTCCTATGGAGGAAACACCATGCTGCGGCTAAAACCCATCTCTCTTCGTGACGCCAACGAGTATGTCCGGAAGTATCACCGACATCACAAGCCGGTTGCCGGTCACAAGTTTTCCATTGGCTGTGAAGCAGACGGTGAGCTGGTCGGTGTAATCATCGCCGGGCGTCCCGTCAGCCGGTATCTGGATGACGGCTTCACATTGGAGGTCACAAGGCTATGCACCAACGGGGCGAAGAACGCTTGCAGCTTTCTCTACGGTGCGGCGGCAAGAGCTGCTGCGGCTATGGGCTATAAGCGCATCATCACATACACGCTGGAAAGCGAAAACGGTGCAAGCCTTCGGGCTTCCGGCTGGATCTGTCAAGGCAAAGCGGGTGGGCTTCGCTGGACGGGCAAGCGTCAACCGAAGGAGGATCAATATCCCGCACAAATGAAGCTGCGCTACGAAAAGCAGCTTGGAAAGGAGGAAACAGTCAATGGCATTTGTTCCGGTCCCGAAGGATCTTAACCGCGTCAAAACGAAGGTCATGTTCAACCTGACCAAGCGGCAGCTTATTTGCTTTTCCATCGCTGCGGCAGTCGGCGTCCCGATCTTCTTTCTGGCGAAGGCGCATCTCGACTTGTCTACGGCGGCAATGCTGATGGTGGTTATCATGCTCCCGTTTATCTTCTTCGCGCTTTACGAGAAGGACGGTCAGCCCGCCGAAAAGTATCTGTACCACATCGTACAGTCCATGTTCATCCGGGACAAGGTGCGCCCCTATCGCACAAACAATCTCTACGCTGAAATTCAGCAGAAAATCAAAGAACAGGAGGAATTGCAGCTTGAAGAACAGCACAGCAAAGGCAAAGCCTAAGATGACCGTCAAAAACGGCGTCGTTTACGGCGATGCCCTTTCCGCTCAGGAAAAGAAGCGGATCGTCATGCAGAAGAAAAAGGACAGGAAGGCAAAGAAAGTCCGCAAGTCCGCCCAGCAGACCATCCCCTATGTGGAGATGTGCCGTGACGGTATCTGCAAGGTGAACAGCCGCCTCTACACGAAGTCCATCGCCTTTGAGGACATCAACTACCAGCTTGCGCAGAACGAGGACAAAACTGCCATCTTTGAGAACTGGTGCGACTTTCTGAACTACTTTGATAGCTCGATTTTCGTCCAGCTCTCCTTCATCAATCAGAAGGCAAGCCTCAATGAGTTCCGCAAGCGCATCAACATTCCGGCACAGGAGGACGCCTTCAACGACATCCGCTCCGAGTATTCCGGTATGCTGCAAAGCCAGCTCACCAAGGGCAACAACGGACTGGTCAAGAGGAAGTACATCACCTTCGGCATTGAGGCAGACTCCCTCCGCACGGCAAAGCCGAAGCTCGAACGCATTGAAACCGATATTCTCAACAACTTCAAAACCCTCGGTGTGAAAACCGAGCCGCTGTCCGGCTACGAGCGGCTGAAAGTGCTTCATGATGTGTTCAACATGGACACCAATGAGCCGTTCCGCTTTTCCTTCGATATGGTTGCCCGGACAGGACTCAGCACGAAGGACTTCATCGCGCCCACTTCCTTTGACTTCCGTGAAGGCAAGTGCTTCAAGATGGGCAGAACCATTGGCGCGGTGAGCTTCCTGCAAATCCTCGCGCCGGAACTCAATGACCGTATGCTTGCCGACTTCCTTGAGATGGACAGCAACATCACGGTCAATTTTCATATCCGGACGATTGACCAGGCAAAGGCAATCAAGAGCATCAAGTCGAAGATCACCGACCTCGACAAAATGAAGATCGAGGAACAGAAAAAAGCAGTCCGCTCCGGCTACGACATGGACATCATCCCGTCCGATCTCGCTACCTTCGGCGGCGAGGCAAAGCGTCTGTTGCAGGATCTCCAGACCCGCAACGAGAGACTGTTCCTCGTGACCATCCTCATCATGAATACGGCAACCAATCGCCAGAAGCTCGAAAATGCGGTGTTCCAGACCGCCGCCATTGCCCAAAAGTATAACTGTGCGCTCAAGCGTCTTGACTTTCAGCAGGAGGAAGGGCTGATGTCCTCTCTGCCTATCGGCGTCAATCAGGTGGAGATCGAACGCGGACTGACCACTTCCAGCACGGCGGTTTTCGTGCCGTTCACCACGCAGGAGCTTTTTCAGGGCGGCGAAGCTCTCTACTACGGGCTGAACGCGCTGTCCAACAACATGATCATGGTTGACCGCAAGCAGCTCAAAAACCCCAACGGGCTGATCTTGGGTACACCCGGTTCCGGTAAGTCCTTCTCTGCCAAGCGCGAAATGACGAACGCCTTCCTCATCACGGAGGATGACATCATCGTCTGCGACCCCGAAGCCGAGTATTTCCCCCTTGTACAGAAGCTCGGCGGTCAGGTCATCCGCATCTCGCCGGTCAGCACGGATTATATCAATCCGCTGGACATCAACACGAACTACTCCGAAGAGGAAAACCCGCTGACGCTGAAATCCGACTTCATTCTCTCCATGTGCGAGCTGATTGTCGGCGGCAAGGACGGCTTGCAGCCGGTTGAGAAGACCATCATTGACCGCAGCGTCCGCATGGTCTATCAGGAGTTTCTTGCAGACCCCAAGCCGGAGAAAATGCCGATCCTCGAAGACCTCTACAACATTCTGAGAAATCAGAAGGAGCCGGAGGCACAGCGCATCGCAACTGCCCTTGAAATCTATGTTCACGGCTCTCTGAACGTCTTCAATCACAGAACGAATGTGGATGTCAACAACCGCTTTGTCTGCTATGACATCCGCGAACTCGGCAAGCAGCTCAAAAAGCTCGGTATGCTGATCGTGCAGGATCAGGTGTGGAACAGAGTTACCATCAACCGCGCCCAGCACAAGGCAACGCGCTACTACATGGACGAGTTCCACCTTTTGCTGAAAGAGGAACAGACCGCCGCGTACAGCGTGGAAATCTGGAAGCGTTTCAGAAAATGGGGCGGCATCCCGACCGGAATCACGCAGAACGTCAAGGATCTTCTTGCCTCCCGCGAGGTGGAGAACATTTTTGAAAACTCGGATTTTGTCTACCTTCTGAATCAGGCATCCGGCGACCGGCAGATTCTCTCGAAGGCGCTGAACATCTCGCCCAGCCAGCAGAACTACATCACCAACTCCAACGCCGGTGAGGGGCTGATCTTCTATGGCTCGACCATCGTTCCCTTCAAGGACGATTTCCCGAAGGACACCCAGCTTTACCGCATCATGACCACCCGCTTAGAAGAAACCGTACAGAACTGATAGGAGGATTTTTGAATATGAACAACAAGATGATTACCATTCCCTATGCGGACGCTATCGAATACGGAGAGAACACCTCCGCGCTGTTTAAGGCTCTGTGGGAGCTGACCGATCTGATCCGACTGGAAAGCGATCTCAAGAAGCATCACCGCGCCTACCTCCATGTGAGGGAGGACATCGACGAAAAGGTCAAGGAGGCACGTCAGATTATGACCAAGGTATCTGTGGATATGATTGGTTTCTACTTCAAGGTTGATGTTCCCGAAAGCAGCAACAGCGATGAGAATACCCCTTTCGTAGACGCGGCGGATGATGAAGCCGTAACTATCCCCAAGGACAAGTATGAGCTGATGATCGACGATCTGCTCACCATGTCCGAAATTATCCAGTGCGTCGCAGATATGCGCACGCAGGATGTGAAGGCAATCCGTGAGTTCGGCAAGTTCATCCCCGCCTTCGCTGCCTTTGAGACGAACCGCCTGAGCCTCTATCGTGAGGCGGCGAAGGAAGCCGAGGAAATCTTCGACCGATGGGCGGACGAGATTGACGATCTCGACGAGGACTTCATGGAAGACGAGGACTACGAGCCGGGCGAGTATTACTCCGACTGATATGCGCTCAAATCCGAAGAAAGGAGCTGGTTTTTATAGAGCTTGACATCATTCATACCGGCGATTGCCTTGAAATCCTGAAAGCCCTGCCCGATGACAGCGTTCATTGCTGTGTGACGTCCCCTCCGTATTACGCGCTCCGTGATTACGGTATGGAGGCTCAGATCGGCAGAGAGACAACGCCGAAGGAATATATTTCGCGCCTGACGGAAGTGTTTACCGAAGTCAGGCGCGTTTTGCGTCCGGATGGAACGCTCTGGCTGAACATCTCGGACACCTACGCCGGGAAAGGCAATCAGGGCGATTTCGTTGACCCGAAGAACCCCAACGGCAGAAGCGGTCAGGCTGTGGCTCTCAACAACAAGGTTGAGGGCTGCAAGCCGAAAGACATGATCGGCATTCCGTGGATGCTGGCTTTTGCCCTCCGCGATACCGGCTGGTATCTGCGCAACGACATCATCTGGATGAAGGACAACCCCATGCCGGAGAGCGTCAAAGACCGCTGCGCCCGCTGCTATGAGCATATTTTCCTGTTCTCAAAGTCCAAGAAGTATTTCTTCGACTACAAGGCGATCTCCGAGCCGATTGCCCCCGCAACGGCAGAACGTCTCAAGCGCGGCATGAAGGGCGGCAACAAATACGGCAAACCCGTTCCCGGTCAGCCTCAGCCGCAGTCCATCAACCGCCCTCGTGAGCATGGCGAGATCAAGGACGCAGACATCAATCCGCTCCGCAACAAGCGCGATGTCTGGAAGATCAACACCGTCCCCTTCAAGGGCGGTCACTATGCCGCCTACCCTCCAAAGCTGGTTGAAACCTGTCTTCTCGCCGGTTGTCCAGAAGGCGGCATTGTGCTTGACCCGTTCATGGGAAGCGGCACAACCGGCATGGTTGCCTCGCAGATGGGGCGTCATTTCGTCGGCATCGAGCTGAATCCGGCGTACACCGAGCTTGCCTACAAGCGGATTGGAGGTGAAACCTGATGTCCAAGGAACCGGAGCTTAAAGCCCGCGACAAGGTAGTCGTGCGGATGACGCGAGAAGGCGCGGTTGAGGAAAACCTGACGGCTGGCACCGAGCAGCGTGTGTCAAAACGGCTGGAAGAAGCAGAGCTGGTGAAGCCCGCTGAGACAGCCGCGCCTTCCGAAGCTCTTTCTGCGGAGGAACAGAAAAAGGTGCAGATGCGCCGTCAGCAGCGTCAGTTTCAGGCGGAACACGCCGAGGATAACGACACACAGCCGCTCTCGGAAACGTCCGTCACAGAAGAGAAAAGGGCAGAAAATCCACCCCAGAATGCACCTGAACCGCTGCCTTCGCCAGAAACGCCGTTCAAGCCTCCAACCTTAGAGCAGCACGGTGTTTCTTCTCATAGCGGCACGGTGATTGCCGAAACGGTTGTCACGCACAAGCTGCGCAAGACCTCTGCGGTTGAAGCAGTGGATGCAGATGCCATTCTCACTCAAGCGGCGGAGACTGCCTCTGCAAAGCCGGTCTCGGACGATGCCGTCTCGACCACGAAGCGGATGCAGAAGCTCGAAAGGAAGTCCGAAAAGGCGCATGAGCGTCTGGACGCTGCCCGCGAGAAGCTACCCACGCACAAGGTTCTCAAGAAAGAGCGTGTCTTTGATGAGGAAACCGGCAAGGGCAAAACCCGCCTTCATTTTGAAGATGAGCTGAAAAAGCCGAAGGGCAAGGGCAAGCTGCAATTCGAGGCAGACAAAACCGTCCGCAAGGTCGGTGACACTCTCGCCTCCGGCATTCACGGCAAAATCCATGAGGTCGAGCAGGAAAACTCGGCGGTCGAGGGGGCGCACAAAACAGAGATTGTCGCAGAGACCGCCGCAAGGCATTTCAGTCATCACAGAGAAAAAAGCGTCAACAAGCCCTATGAGAAGGTTTCCAAGCTGGAACACAAGGCGGATGTAGCTGACGCCAAGCTCCAATATGAGAGAAATCAGCAGGGGCATCCTGAGATGAAGAAGCAGAACATGAACAAGCACTACCAGAAGCAGAACATCAAGAAGGAATATGCCGCTGCACGAAATGCCGGTTCTCAGACTGCCGGGACTGCCACAAAGAATACCGGCAAGAAGCTCGGTGAGAAGGCATCCGACAAGATTAAGGAGTTCTTTGAGAAGAACAAGAAGGTCTTTATCTGGATCGGCGTCGGAATTGCCCTTCTCGTTTTGCTCGGTGCCGGTATCAGCTCGTGTTCGATGCTCACCTCTACCGGCTCGTCGGTTATTGCGTCCTCTTATCTCAGCGAGGATGACGCGATGCTGGCCGCGGAGACGCAGTATTGCCAAATGGAGCAAGAGCTGCAACGCTATCTCGACACATACGAAAGCACCCATGACTACGACGAGTATCACTTCGATCTGGATGATATTGAGCATGACCCCTATGTGCTGATCTCCATTCTCTCGGCTCTCCATGAGGGCGAGTTCACACTGGACGAGGTGCAGGGTACGCTCCAAATGCTGTTTGAAAAGCAGTACATCCTCACCGAAGAGGTCATCGTCGAAACGAGATACCGCACAGAGACCGACATATGGACGGATGCAGACGGCAACACGCACACGGAAACCTATCGCGTTCCGTATGACTACTACATCTGCAACGTGAAGCTCGAAAACTTCAATCTCTCCCATGTCCCGGTCTACATCATGTCTCAGGAACAGCTTTCCATGTACGCGACGTATATGTCGGTGCTGGGCAACCGCGAGGATCTGTTCGGTAACTCCCCCTATGTGGACAAGTACATCACAAATCCTCCCGCCGACTACGATGTCAACCCGGAATACCTGAACGACGAGAAGTTTGCAACGCTGATTACCGAGGCGGAAAAGTATCTCGGATATCCGTATGTGTGGGGCGGCTCCAATCCCGACACATCCTTTGACTGCTCCGGCTTTGTCAGCTATGTTCTCACGAACAGCGGTCTTGTGAATACCGGACGGCTGGGCGCACAGGGGCTTTACAACGTCTGCACGCCGGTTTCAAAAGCGAACGCCCAGCCCGGTGATCTTATCTTCTTTGTCGGGACGTATGACACCCCCGGCGTGTCCCACGTCGGCATCTACGTCGGTGGTGGCGTCATGATCCACTGCGGTGATCCCATTCAGTACACATCCATCAATTCTTCCTACTGGCAGCAGCATTTCTACGCCTTCGGAAGACCCGCCTATTAAAAGAAAGGAGTTTTGCATGAATCCCAAGTATCAGAAAGTCCTCTCCGACATTGAGAAGGCTGAAAAGAAGAAGTCCGAAATCGAAGGACAGCTCAAGGAGCTGTACGACAAGAAGACAGAGCTGGAAAACCTTGAAATCATCAATACCGTGCGCTCTATGGTGATGGACAAGGATCAGATCATGGCGTTCCTGTCTTCCATGAAGGGCGGCACCAAGCCCGCTGAAAATACGGAGGTAATCGACAATGCGTAAGAAGTTTCGTTTTCTGACCGTCCTTGCGGTCTGCGTTATGGTTCTGTCCTGCTTCTCGGTGACTGCGTTTGCCTACGCCGACGATACCGAGCAGAACCTTCCCGTCACCGAGGCAACCCAGCCGGAACAGCAGCCCGCAGTCACTCCCGCCCCTGAAAAGCCGAAGGGTGAGCCGATTGACGATGAGGGCAACGCCTACACCCGCGACTTGCTCTATGACAAGGCAACCAACAAGCAGTTCATCACCATCCAGACGAAGAACGGCAACACCTTCTATATCGTCATTGACTACGATGCGCCCATCAACGAGGACGAGGAACAGTACCAGACGTACTTCCTGAACATGGTCGATGAGAGCGATCTGCTTGCGCTGCTGGATGAAGATACTGCGGCGGCTCTGACCACCTGTAACTGCAAGGAAAAATGCGTTGCCGGTCAAGTCAATACCGACTGCCCGGTCTGCAAGACCAACATGAGCGAATGCACCGGCACAGCCCCCGCTACACCTGAGCCGGACAAGGATGCGGAAACCGATGTCCCCGCCCCTAAACCCGAAAAGAAATCCAACGTTGGCGTGATCCTCGTCATCTTTGCCCTTGCCGGTGCTGCGGGTGCAGCTTATTACTACATCAAGTTCGTCAAGGGCAGAAAGCCCAAGGATGAAGATATGGACTTCTTTGATGATGAAGGCTACGAGGAAGAGCCGTACATCAACGAGGATGAAGAGCCGCAGATTGCGGAGGATGCCGAAACGGAAGGTGATGAAGATTGATCTTAGTCATTGCTGAAAAGCCCAGCGTTGCCCAGTCCATCGCAAAGGTATTGGGCGCGACGTCCCGCAAGGACGGCTATATGGAGGGCGGCAATTACATCGTTTCGTGGTGCTTCGGTCATTTGGTGGAGCTGGCAGACGCCAGCTCCTACGATGAGCGGTATGCCAAGTGGCGGTATGACGATCTGCCCATTGTTCCGGAAAGCTGGATGTTCGAGGTCACAAAGGACAAAGCCCAGCAGTTCAAGGTGCTGTCCTCTCTTATGAAGGACAAGCGCGTTACCGAGCTGGTCTGCGCAACCGATGCAGGGCGCGAGGGTGAGCTGATTTTCCGACTGGTCTACAACAAAGCCGGATGCACCAAGCCTTTCAAGCGTCTGTGGATCAGCTCGTTGGAGGACTCCGCCATCCGCGAAGGCTTCAATCATCTCCGGGACGGCAAGGAATTTGACCGTCTCTATGAAGCGGCACTCAGCCGCTCGAAGGCAGACTGGATTGTCGGTATCAACGGCACCCGCCTGTTCACCACGCTCTATCACAAGAAGCTGGTGGTCGGGCGCGTCCAGACGCCGACCCTTGCAATGCTGGTGGAGCGTGACGGGAAAATCTCCACGTTCCATAAGGAGAAGTATTTCAACGTCCACGTCGGCAAGGGCGATCTGACCGCCGATCTGGAAAAGGTCAAAACCGAAGAGGAAGCAAAGAAGATTGCGGCGGCTTGCGAGAAAAAGCAAGCCGTCGTTTCTTCTCTCAAGCGGGAGACGAAAACCGTCAACCCTCCGAAGCTCTATGATCTGACCACCTTGCAGCGCGAGGCAAACCGATACTACGGCTTCACCGCCCAGCAGACGCTCGATCTCGTACAAACACTCTACGAAAAGAAGCTCCTGACCTATCCGCGCACGGACAGCCAGTTCATCACGGACGATATGGAGGACACCGCCCGTCAGGTCATTTCTATTGTCTGCCGCCAGCTTCCGCTTTTCTCCGGTGTTTCGGTTACTCCGGACATTGCCCGCGTAACCGACAACAGCAAGGTCACAGATCACCATGCCATTCTCCCGACCGTCCAGCTTGAAAAGCAGGATGTTTCCGCACTCCCTCAGTCGGAGCAGAAAATTCTCAATCTTGTCGGGATGCGCCTTCTGTGTGCGACCGGCGAGAAGCACACCTACGCAGAAACGCAGATCTCGCTCTCCTGCGAGGGCTACGAGTTCAAAACCAAGGGGAAGACCGTCGTTCAAAACGGATGGAAAGCCATTGAAGAGCTGTTCAAGGCTTCCCTCAAGACGAAGGAAAAGGACGATCCCATGAAGTCCCTGCCCGAAGTCCATGAGGGCGATGTTCTGGATAATGTGTCCGCCAGCGTTACGGAACACTTCACAACGCCTCCGAAGCAGTACACGGAAGACACGCTCCTGTCTGCAATGGAGACTGCCGGAAACGATCAGTTTGACGATGACACCGAGAAGAAAGGTCTCGGAACACCCGCGACCCGCGCCGGTATCATTGAAAAGCTGGTGAAATCCGGCTTTGCAGAGCGCAAAGGCAAATCCCTCATTCCCACAAAGGACGGCTGCAACCTCGTCTGTGTTCTGCCAGAACAGATCACGTCTCCCGCAATGACTGCGGAATGGGAAAACACGCTCATGGAGATTGAGCGCGGCAATGCGGATGCAGGCGCATTTCTCAGCGGCATTGTCCGGATGACCGGGGATCTCGTGAAAGCCTACCCGTTTCTCTCCGATGCCGAAGCCCAGCGTTTCGGCACGGGGAAAGAGGAAATCGGCAAATGCCCCCGTTGCGGCTCTCCGGTCTATGTCGGCAAGGGCAACTTCTACTGCTCGAACAAGGAATGCTCCTTCTGCCTGTGGGAAGACAACAAGTTCTTTTCCAGCAAGAAAAAGAAGCTGACCAAGAAGATTGCAAAGGAGCTGCTGGACAAGGGCTGGTGCCGAGTGACCGGGCTTTACACGCCGAAGAAGCCCCAGCTCTACGACGCAGTGATCCGTCTGGATGACAGCGGCGGCAAATACGTCAGCTTCAAGATGGAATTTGACCGATGAGCCGCCCGAAGTATGTTGCCTCTTGCAGCGGAGGCAAAGACAGCGTAGCGACGCTCCTGCTGGCTGCACAGCACAATGAGCCGCTGGACGAGGCGGTTTTCAGCGAGGTCATGTTTGATAAGGACACAAGCGGCGAAGTCCCGGAACACCGGGACTTCATTTATGACCGGCTCAAGCCCTTCTGCGAAAAAGAGTTGGGCATCAAGTTCACCATTCTCCATGCGGACAAGACCTACGATGACGTATTTCATCATGTCATCACCCGCGGGCCTCATAAGGGCGAGGTTCGCGGGTTCGCGTGGGCTGGGATGTGCGCGGTCAATCGTGACTGCAAAATCCCGCCTGTCCGCAAGTACAATGCCGCGCTTTCTCCGGACACTGTGAGTTATGTCGGCATCGCGGAGGATGAACCCAAACGTCTTGCGCGTCTGGACGGCGTGAAGAAGGTCAGTCTGCTTGCCAAATACGGTATGACCGAGGCGGACGCCTACAAGCTCTGTCAGGAACACGGGCTGCTTTCCCCAATCTACGCTCACTGCCGAAGAAACGGCTGCTGGTTCTGTCCCAACGCCAGTGACTCGGAGCTGCTGCACATGATCACAAAGCACCCGGATATGTTTGACCGGCTGATTGAATGGGAGAACGAGGATAACATCTTCCATCGTCGGATGACGCGCAGAGAAACCCCGTCTGAGGTAAAGGCTCGTTTACTGAGCAAATCCCAAACGGGGTTTTCTTCTCCCCGAAGCAAATACGAAATGGAGGTTTGATATGGCTGAAAACAGAAATGCACAGCAAGTCCGCGAAATCACGGACAAGCTGGAACAGGGCATCAAGGAGCTTTTTGAATCCGAGCGGTTCAAGGAATATCTCCGCACGATGTCCAAGTTCTACAACTATTCCTTCAACAACACGCTGCTCATTGCGATGCAGAAGCCGGAGGCAACCTATGTTGCCGGTTATACCTCGTGGCAGCGCAACTTTGACCGTCAGGTCATGAAGGGCGAAAAGGGCATCAAGATTCTTGCTCCCGCGCCGTACAAGACGCAGGAAGAGCGTGAAAAGGTTGACCCCGTAACCCAGAAGCCGGTGATCGGCGCAGATGGGAAGGCTGTCACGGAAACGGTTGAGGTCCTGCGTCCTGCCTTCAAGGTGGTAAGTGTCTTTGATGTTTCCCAGACGGACGGCAAGGAGCTTCCGGACATTATCGTCGATGAGCTGAAAGGCACCGTCGAAAACTACGAGGCGTTCTTCGACGCACTCAGGCAGGAATCTCCCGTCCCTATTTCCTTTGAGGACATTCCGGGCGGTGCAAAGGGATTCTTCTCGCCGGTTGAAAGCCGCATTGCCATTCAGGAAGGCATGAGCGAAATCCAGACGGTCAAAACCGCCATTCACGAGATCGCCCACGCAAAGCTCCACGCCGTCAAGCCGGATGAGAAAGCCGCGCCAGAAGATAAGAAGGATCGGCACACCAAGGAGGTTGAAGCGGAAAGCGTTGCCTACACCGTCTGCCAACGGTACGGCATTGAAACCTCGGACTACTCCTTCGGTTACATCGCTGGTTGGTCATCCGGCAAGGAAACCAAGGAACTGAAAAGCTCTCTGGACATCATCCGCAAGACGGCGGCTGAGATGATCGAGGGCATTGACGCCAAGCTCAAGGTGCTGCTGGCAGAGAAAGCACAGTCCGTCGAGCAGGAAGCTGTTCCGGAGAAAAAGCCGGAAGCCCCCATTTACCGCGAGACGGCGGATTACGCCTATGAAGCCGATGAGCTGGAGTCATATCGTGCTTCTCTCGCCGCAAACGTGGAATGCCGCAAAGCGATTGAAGCGGCGATCAGCTCCAACTACGGAGATAACCGGCTGGATGCGGATGCTGCCGTA